TATTGAAGTTTGGCAGTCTCATAATTTTTTCTGTTTCTCTTGCATTTCAAACTTGTTCATATATGGACCTACAAAATCATTTTTGCCTAGCGTAATTAACTTAGGACAATAACTTGGAAGCCAACCGCTTTCAAACTTAATAATATAGTATCCAGCGCAATAAAAACTCTGACTCTTGGGAGTCTTAGTGTACAACGGTAACTTCCGCTTTAAGTCAAAAATGTCATTAAACGGTTTGCACTTACAAGGAAATCCGTGTACGTCAAAGTCCTTGTTTTTATCTTCTGTTACTTCTAGTTCGTTGCCAGTAGCAAATTCAATTTTAGTTGAGTCACACAATGATTTAAAATCCGCAAATCTAGCACTTTTTTGATTAATAGTAAGAACGAGATCCTTGGTTTTACGCAAGGTGCCTACTTTTTCTCCGTTACGTTCTACGATCCAAAACTTTTCGTCAATGATGGGTTTAGCAAGCAACATCTTTATCCTTCTCCACGTAACTCTTTTGTAACCATTCTGCATACTTAGGTGCTTCGTCTGCAATGCGCTTTAGCTCATACTTACCACAAAACTTTAGGAACTTTGCTCCTACCATTGGGTTCTGTTTAGGAGCCATCTGCGATCGCATAGTGCTATCAATATACTCTTTAAGCTCTTCAGGCTGTGCTGTTAAGTCTACTAGTACACGATTGCGTTCGTAATCATCTAGTACACGATGCTCTTCGCCGTTGTGATCTGTCCAACGTTGTAACATCATATTATTCCAATTAAAGCCCTTGCTATTGCGATCATCAAAGGCTTCTAGCAATCCTACTTTGTTCTTACTGCCTTTTTTGCGGACGCCTGGGTAAGCACTAAAGATATTATCAGTTGCATCGCCTCGCATACACTTCTCAAACAACAGCCATTCAGGATGGACTTCTTTGTGTTCACCAGTCTTCTTATCTTTTACAGGCTTGCCAAAGTCATCAAACACTCCATCAAGTGTAATCATGTTATTAGAGATGCCATTGTACTGCTTAACGTTCTCGCTAACTAGCTGAACAAAGTCAGTATCACTGCTAACAATAACGTGTTTGTCTTCAGGATGCATGTTAACAAACCGTGCAATAATATCATCTGCTTCTGCGATATCACACTGCAATGTGCTACAGTTTGCATTTTCTGTTAAGAACGTAACCAAAGAGTCGTATGCTTCAAAAAATAGCGCATCTTCTTCTTGCTCTAGTTCTGTCTTTGCTTGCCTAGCAGCAACACGATGTGCTTTATAAGGCTTAAAGAAGTCTTTACGCCAACTACGCCCTTCTAGAGCAAATACGACATGGTCAGCCTTGCTGATACGCCAGGCACGATTAACTGCACCCATTGTTACATGGATAGCAAATCCTACCTTGGTCCACATATCCATGCCACGATGGGCAGCGTGTCTAGCACGAAAGAATGTATTTAGAGAGTCTACAAGTAAATATGTCGTCACTTTTACCTCATTAATTCTAACCGGGGTTAACTGTCTTATTATTCGTTATTATACTACTAGATTTACTAGAAGTCAACCGCGGAAGTAAAAATTTAAACCATGCATTGTGGCCATCTGCGCCATAGTGCTGGCTATCAGGGCTAGCAGTTTTAAACCCTCGGTCTTGTAACCAGTAATAGAATGTACTAGATTTTTCATATGGGTTAATGTAACTAGCACCCCAGTCTCTTGGCTCGTCAACATCAAATTGGTTGTATGAGTTAAAGAAAATATGGCGCATGCCTTTGTCGTCTAACTGCTCATGTAAGTCCCAGATCTGGTCGTGCCAGTATTTGCACTTTTCTCTGACTACATCAGGAGTTTGGTTAATAACCCATCGTTTATAACGGTCACCAAGTTCTTCTGGAACATTGTCAGTACCACTAGCAGTTACTTGGACATAATTATCGCTAGAATCTTTCCATTCTTCACGTTCCCATGAACTCCATCCGATTACAATTAAGTCATCTGGATCTTTAATGGCATTAGGTTGTGCAAAAAACGCTTCCATTCTGTCAACATGTGCTTGTGTAGTTCTAAGTATACGTTCATTGCTACTAGCACTCTCTGCATCAGGAACAAACCAAGTAGATAGTGCTTGTGCTAGTTTGAATCCATAAGTTAAAGGAACTGCATCAGGATGAGCTTGACGTCCAAGTTCTGCATACTTTGGGTCATCTTCTGCAAAGCAATAATCTTTAATTAACTCAGCGCCTGCGCTGTGGCTATCGCCGTTTACATATAAGGTCATATAGACTTTCCTTTCATTCTAAATCTAACTCCTTTAATTTAAACCATAAACAATCTAATCCTATAACTAGTGCTAGGATTAATCCTGGCTTTAATACTACTCCAAACATCATTGGCAAACCCAGGAATAAACCCAAGTACCGTGCTAAAAATTTAATATATCCATCAAGGTCTTTTTTAGGTATTGGTTTTATCATTTTTCTGTTTCAGTTCATCTTGTAACATCTTAGGATAACCAAATGCTTGGTCTCCGATGTCATACCAGCATGATTGGCACAATGGTCCTTCCATTTCTGAACCACCCAATGCAATCTGGTTATTTTTATCTATAAAATATTTAATAAAGTTTGCAACTTTAGTTTGGCAACCACAGTTGACACAGGATAGTGTCACAGAGCAGGAACTATATTAAAAAGAAAGTACTCTACTGTTAAGTACCAAGCCCACACTGGAAACGCCACTGCTAGTAACGTACTCCAAAAACCGTTTGCTAATACTATTCCAGACATCCATGCAATGCACAATATTAACCCGATTAAACTTTGCATTATTTGTATTCTGCTTTGCCGTCACCAATCTCATTTCTAGTAACCATGGCTTCGTCTTTCTCGTATGTTTCCATAACAACTTGTCTACAAACATCCTGGAACCAACGATCAACCATGTCTTCTTCTACTTCGTTACGATATCCTGCCTTAAAGAGCATCTTAATAAACTGTGGGTTCCAGTCAAGTTCAAATGCACCACTGCCAGGATTGTCTGGATCAACTTCAAGATCAATAACATTAACCCAGGGCTCGTCTTTCTCAGTAGCGAGTTCCTTGGCTGACTTCTTAGGAGCTCGTTTCGGTTTAGTAACTTTTTTAGCCTGTCCTAATCCTATCGCTTTCTTAGCGTTATCTAAAAGTCCCATTCTATTATCTCTCCTGTATTGTGTACTTTAAAATCTTGTATGTCATGTGGTGTTCTTTTTCCTAGTACAACTGCCGCAGCTCTTACTGTATCACTGTGGCAAATTATAATGTGCGGCAGTTCGTTACTTCGATCTTCTATCTCTTTTAAAAAACTATATACTCTAGATCCGGTATCTTGTAAACTTTCTCCGTTAACCAGAGGAGTTTTCCATTCCTGGGGAATTTGTAATTGTGTGCCAGTTATATCACCAAAGTCACGATCTCTAATAAACGGGCTTACTTGTTGGGTTTTTCCCCAAGGGGTACTTTCACATACAATTCTTGCTGTATTAAAACTACGTCTTAGGTCACTGCAATACACATTAGCAATCTCTACGTATTTATCTGCTAAGACCGTAGCGATGTGTTTAGCTTCAGCCATGCCCTGTTCAGTTAGTTCAGGGTCATGCCATCCTGCTATTAAGTTTTGGACAGTGTATTCACATTGTCCGTGTGTTACCCAAACTGACTTCACAACCCACTCTTTCTTAGCTTATCTTCCATTAGTTCATCTGGTATCTTTTCTTTTACCGTAATGTCTTTCTCTACAGTAAACACATCAGGAAGTCCAGTGCTATTATTACGTTCCCCAGGCATTGCCGAAAACGTCGACATGAAGCCGGGGGGAGTAACGATAGCCTTTTTTAAGTGCCAGTTCTGCGACATCTTTTCCGTTTTTAAAATAACTTTCTGACGTGCCTCCGACAGCCATGAGGTATACCGGCGCTTGGACTCCATTGGATCCAAATACTGACACAGCCTTGTCAACTTCATCCACATCCACAGTATCACATACCACAAACTTGAAATACAATTGACTATTAGGAATATCGCTGTAACTACGAGCAATGTCAGGCTTAATAGCATCATCCCAATCATGTCCACTAACCGATAATTTAGGGGAACATGACCATGTAACATGTATTCGCTGTGAATTTGTGAGATAAGATTTGAAATCGTTGTGCAGAGTTTGTGTGGTATTTGTTTCAAATGTAACATTTTTTAAGTCCTTCATACGAGGGTGTTCAAATAGTTCTGTATACATACGTTGCCATCCTAACAATGGCTCCCCTCCAGTAACTACTAAATGGATATCCTGACCATTCTCCTGTGTCCAACGTCCGTCTGGAGTTAAACTTAGTAAATGTTCTACTAGTCCGTCTACGTCTGTGTTATTTTGAAACTTCTTAAACGCAGGATGCCACGCTGCATAACTATCACATCCTGTTGTTGCTAGTGGGAGATCATCCAGTTTCTTATACTTTTCTGGATTTTCCATAACTTCAGCAGCAATTTCATCTGGCTCATTGGTCTCTTGACCGCGCGGCAGTCCAAACCCAGGACACGTAAAGTTGCATCCGTACATGCGAAGGAAAACACTGGGAACACCAGTAAATCTTCCTTCGCCTTGTACACTATAAAATGCTTCAGTGTATCTAATTTTCATTGATGCCTCTTATTTTAATTTAGATTTAAGATCTTTAATCATGTTTGGCTTGGTCATACGTCGATCCAGTTCAACTCCTAGATCACGGCCATGCTCTTCAATCTTAGCTTTAGTCATTTTTGCTATATCTTTAGCAATCTTTACTTTTGCTTTTGCTTTTGCAGCTTTTTCTACAATAGCATCTGAAGCACCGCTAGCAATAGCATCTAATGTGTCACTTGCAACTTGAGGTGTTCTAGTAATCATCTTCCATAGTTTATTAAACATCATATTCTCCATCTTCTCTGTGACCAACACGCATTGCCATGTTGGCGTCTGTCTCTCTTACCTCTACTCTGGAACACCAAACACGAGTGCCTGGCTCATATGCTGGAAGAAAGATAGTGTTTATATATTCGTATAAGAAGTCAGATAAGCCTTCGCAACCTGATTTTTCAACTTCTGTAATCTTAGCAAGACCCTTCTTGCCAAGTTCTAGTAGTGTTTCGCGCTCTGGATCATCTTGGGCTACCAGTAGCGTATGGTCGAACCAATCTTCGAGATTGTCTTTTAGTGGACGCAATCCACCAAAATCAATAACCCAGTTTCGTGCATCTAAATCATCTGTTTCAAATTCAAAATGGAAACTTAAAGCATATCCATGAATTAAGTTACAGTGACTATCTGCCCTCCACTGTCGATAACAGACTGGGCCTAGTTGTTTGTATGTTTTTGTGCTAATATATTTTGCCATCTCTTTACTCCTTGTAGTAGCAAGTTTGATGACACGCAGAATATTTTAAGAGGGTTGAGTGTCTTAGTCCTCATTGTATGTAATATACTACTATACTTATCACTATTTTGCAATAAACTTTTCACAAAATTCACGTTTAACTGCTTGCATAGCGATAATAGATCTCATTGCAGGACATCGTCTTTGTGGTCCTTTGCCAATGTGTTCTATACTACTGTCAAACATAACAAGTTTTCGAGGTTCATATTCCGAACTGTATAATCCATCTTCTCCAACAAATGTAGTATCTCCGCCCCAGTTGCGTTCCCAGGTCTTATCTGTATAAAGAACACCAGTAACACTCTTGTTAGGACTAGGCCAGTCTGTATGGAAATCGCCATCTAACCCAAAGGTGTTAGCACATGCCATACTACGAATTAGTACATAATCTTCTGGACATTGTGCTACAAACCTAAGTGATATTGTTTTAATTATGTCTGGAGTGTCTTGTGTAAACTGTTGATCCTTAACTTCAAAAAACCCTTGAGTCCACATAGGAAAGTTTAAATCGTATCTGCCATCGTCACTGGTCTGACCAAAACTCCATTTGTCAGCAAGAACCACTGACTTAATTATGTCAGTGTGTTCCTGTTCAGTTATCCAGTCGTTGTGTTGTTTATAAAACACAGTTTACCACCACTCTTCCCAGGGGAAAACAATCCAACTAGGATCTTCTGATTTGTCAATCTCTGTGCCAATGTAACTCATGCTTACATTGCACTCACTGGCTAAGTTATCCATTAGTACTGCAAATCTAACGTTTGTTGCATTGTTAACATCCCAGTCGTCCATGATCCAGTTAAATGTAGCACCAGTGTCGTTAATGTCGTCTAATACAAGAATGTTTTTTCCTGCTTGGGCATCATCTGCCATCCATAGATTCGATTCTTTTTCATCACCGTCGCGAAGTCTAACATCCAGTGTGTGCATCTTAATGCCAGTGAATTGGCTTAACATTACTGATGGAGTAAGTCCGCCTCGTGTGATGCCTACAATGTAATCAGGCCGCCAGTTGTCTTTGTATAGTTGTGATACGATAGTAGAAACATATTTTTGTATATCAGTATTAGTTAAGTAAATCTTATTCATTTTATATAGTCCGTTGTTAGTAAGTTGGGTATTCGTAATTATCAGTTTCTGTGTTTAGTTGGAGAACAAAAGCGCCATTATTTAAATGGAATCTTTTAGCCATTGCTGTTTTTGGACTTAGAGTTACCAGTCGGTGTACGGTATCATCTTTTTTTATTATTTCCATTAGATCCGTTATTATTTTTCTACCTGCACGTGGTTTCTTACTCCAAACTGTATAAGCAACTGCAATACTACTGTGTGTGCCATTATTTGTGGCTTGACTTAATTTGTCTAGTTCTTTAACAGTAGTCGGAACATCATTACAGTATGCTATACAGATCGCCGCTTTATATTCACCGTCCTCTGTTAGAGCGTATACTGAACGTCCATTTCTTAATCTAAATTCTAAATCAAGCTCTGGACGAACAGGGTCATCACTTACTTTAAAGTTAAGTTTCTTATTATTGTCGTAAGTGATAACCGTTAGTTCCATTGTAGTTCCTTAGTAAGTCCAGTTAAGTTTAACACCAGCTGACCGCTGATTGTTTCCGTCTGTGCCGGCAACGTTTACACGCATTTCACCAAACGCTGCCATCGAAAACCTTTGATCCACTTTGTAGTTTAAGAACAAACCAAAGTCATGTTCTAGAACCTGTGTGCTTGCGTCTGCACTCCCGGAATCAAACTGCACTGCTCCGTCTACCGAACGTCCAGTAGGCACTTTGTAGTTCATACTACCACTCATTACGTGTAGTGGCTGACTATAAGTACCGCCCACTGTCCATCCTGCCGCTGGCTTAAAACCTAAGCCAGTGTTAAAGCTCTGACTAATTAAGCTACTGAATCCAGTAACTAGACTAAAGTCTTTGCTTGTTTCCACATCAGTAGTACCAATCTGGTAGTTACCAAATCCAAACACTTGGTCACTAAATTTATGACTAATGTTTAAACTTGCATACTGAGTTGTGTGATTTTCGCCAACACCCATAAATCCTTCTTGGACGTTATTAAGAAACTTACCTGTTTCTTTAAGAAATCCTAATCCAAGATTAAGACTAGTTTCTTCATCTTCAAAGGCCTTATAGTTAGCGTTCAATGTATAGTCGCCTCCTGCGTTACTATTCATTTTCATGCTTGTGGAGAAACCCATGTATTCAGGAGTAGCGATGTTTTGGTTAGTACCAGCAAGATTGCTATACGCATCGTATTTACCGCCACCAAATGCCAGTCCTTCAACATAACTTCCTGGACGGGTATCTACTGCCTGTGTCTGACTAAGATCAACTGTAAAGTCTCTCTCAAACTCATCAAGCACTATAGCATTACTTAGTGCGGCAAATGCCCCTGGGTTAATATTACCAATTGCAGCACCGCCACTTAGGCTAGAGATACTACCGTCAGTACGCCCGCTTGTTGGGATACCAGTTGCGCCTACAGGCTGTGTTGCTTTATCTAGATCCAACAATCCTGAACCGTGTGTGTTAACATGATAACCAGCAATCGTCTTATCAGCAGTCTTAGTAACCAACTGAACAAGATTTTCGCCCTTCATGTGAGGCCACATTTGGTTTAGGATAGCAAGTGATCCAGCAACTACTGGAGTAGACATACTAGTACCAGTCATTATCTCGTTACCGCCACTTTTACTAGCACTTTCCAAAGCACTTCCTGGAGCAAGAATGTAGAAGTCTGAAGTACTTTTTGCATCAGTACAAGAACCACTAACATAACTAGCACACATATGTCCTGCTTTGTTGCCAAGAATCTGTTTACTATCAAGATTCCAGTTACCAACGATTAACATACGGCCGCCTAAAATAAGATTGCCGTCTGTGTCAGTAGCAGTAGCCATCTGTCCAGTGCCAGGAACATAATCGTAACCATGATTACCTGCGCTGTTAACAAACACTTGCTCTGTACCCAGTGCCGTTGCGTATGAAGGAGCTTCGTCTGTTACTCCATTGTAACCATGCTTACTATAAAAGTGATGACTACTATGGTACTTACCATCGCCATCATCTACAATACTAGATCTAAATGCACTATCAGTATTGTAGTTTGCACTAACACTAATTGCAACTGCACCTAAGTCACGAGACCATGCCATGGCTTTTTTTGCACGACCAAAACTAAATGCAACCCCTTCAGAAATCTTAGCAACCGCAACATCAGCATCAAACGCAACACCGTGTGTTCCAGTACCATTCTTACGACCAGCTGCAAGTCCAAGAACATGACTACCATGTCCATTACTATCGTTCATACTAGCATCTCCGTTGCCAGTAGTCTTAACATCAGTT